GCGCTGGTAGGTGTCCTCAAGCAGCCGAATCATGCTCTCAGACTGTGCAAGCTCAATGCCTGCAAGCCCATGTTCAACATAGAAATTGCTGTCGCAGGCAAGGGCTTTGATACCGGCGTCTTCAAAGATGCGCTTGATCTCTGCGTCTGTCGCCTTCGTCCAGCGCTTGATTTCCTGCTGTACGGCGTCCAGATGGCCGCCTGCGGCTTGATAAACCTCAAGCTGCCATTCATCCGAGGCGGTGAGAAAAACGCCCTCGCCGCGCCCTAACCGCGCCATAACACGCCGGATAAGGTCGCTGGTAATCCACACGTTCAACTCGTCGATTTGTGGGTACAGAGTTTCGATGATGTCCAGAATCTGCTGAGGGGTCAGCATTTATGCCGCCTCCTATTCTGCGCCGAAAAGCTGGGCTTTCTCAATCTGCGCCGCGTCAGCCTCTGCGGTCATAGCCTTTGCTTCTTCCTCGCTCATGCCCTCGAACTTTACGAAGTACATCCACTTCGGGACCCAGCCCTGCATGACGTAGGCGCGCCACGAGGCTTTGTCCTCCTCATAGTTGTAGGTCACGTCGCCGAAATTGAAATTGACCTCATATTCGCCCAGCGGCGCGAGGTTGTAGAGCGTGACCAGCGCGTCAGCACCTGCCAGCGCCTGTGTGATGGCGTCCTTGAGCGCGTCGCGGTCGGTCTTGATCGTCTGGATGGTGTCGCGGTCGTCGGCCTCGACCTGTGTTGCGGTAATCATGCCGGTCTGGCCGTCCAGTACAAACACACCTTCGGAAAAGCCGCATTTGACACCGGCCATAGACAGGTCGAAGTTGATGTCCTTGATCCGCGCGTCGGTCAACAGCGTCGGCGCGTGCTCATGGATTGCGGAAACCTCGCCGTCAGACAGGCCCATACCGAGGCCCTTCACAAAACGCGGCAGCTCGACATTGCGGTTCTGCGCGTTCTGAATGAGCTGCTGCCCGACGAAGGTAATGTGCTTGCTGTCCTCAATCTCCGTATTCTTGCGGCTGACGGCAATGTCGATAGCCTTCAGCTCTGCAATGGCGTTGGCGAACACGGAAAGCCCCAGCGGAGACGACGGATCAACGGTGTTCGCGCCGGGAACGCGATAGTAGCCAAACAGCGGCGTTTCAAGGTTGGTAATGGTAACTTCGGGGGCCAGATGCGCCCATGCGTCAACCTTGTCAAGCGCCACCTCCTCACCAAGGGTAACTTCGCCCTTCGTGCTGAGCCGGTTTTCAAACGCCTTGTTCGTGATCTTGTAGAGCTTGCCGACCTCTGCGGTGCTGCCCTCGAAACGGTGGTATTCAAGCCGTGTGAAATGGTGGCTGCCCTGCGCGGTATGCGCCGCGAAGATCGCGCCGACGATTTCGCCGTTGTCGTCCTTTGCCGTAATGCCGAAGTTGCCCGGCAGAATGAAGTCCCATGTCTCGCCGTTCCACTTGAGCATAACGCCGCCCAGCCGCTCAGCCTCCGACACACGATCTGGCAAGCGCTTGAGCAGGTCGTCGGCCAGCCCCTGCAAATAGTCGGCACGGGGCGAGCCGGAAATAGCAATGCCAATGTCCAGCGTAACCAGCTTTGCGCGGGTGTCGCTGATGTGTTTTGCCATGTTGATAGTCCCGATTTCATCCTCGGCGTTCAGCCAAGGCGGCTTGCCGGTAGAAATGCGGTCCCAGTTTGTAAGGGCGCTGGACATTTCCGGCGAGGAAATGAGTTCAACGCCAAATGCTTTTGCAATATCGGTCCCGCTATGAATAAAAAGCATTTTGATCCTCCTTAGCAGGCGCGTAAAAAAATTCATTTCGTCACCGCCTTAAACTATCCATTTCAGTTCATTTCGCAGGGCAGTCCGGCAGAAATATCTGAGCTGGTCCATGCTATGGTCGTTTTCCTTGATAACCGCGTCTTCGGCCTTTTCCTCGTCCCATGAATACGTCTCAAACTCCTCGAAGGTGCTCTTGCAGCTCTTGTGAAAGTACAGGCACCCGGCATTTAAGAACTTCGTCACGTCCTGAATGCCGTTCAAAACGTCGTTGTCGGCCTTTACGACCATGAATTTACCGTATTTTTGTATTGTCTCGATCATGGACGACGCGGACGGGTCAATGATGATATACTGGATCGGATAGTCCCCGATCAGGTCGCACAGCATCTTGTAATACGCCTCGTTGTCCACACGGTTGTTGCTGCCGCCTTTGTAATACAGTTCCTTGACCATGACGGCCTTTTGCTCTGAGGGGCTATAGTCGTACAGGCCAGCGGCAAACGGGTTGACGGTGCCGTAGTCCACGGACACATAGTAGCGGTGCCGTGGGTTGAGCGCCGGGACCTTCGGGACGATATGCGCCGAGCGGTCGAACATGGGGTAGACAAGGCCCTCGGCCTTTACCCACAAACCGAGGATATAACGCCGGTAGAAAACGCCGGTGTACATCCCCTCATATCTGGCCTTGATTTCAGGCGCAAGGCTCAGATTGTCGTCCATTGTGAAGTGCAGATACAGGATGTTCCGCTCTCGCGCTTTCTTGATCCACTCCACATAGAACCAGTGGCCGGGGTTTTCGGGGTTACAGTTGAACCAGAACTTAGAACCGGCCACGCTGCAACGGGCCATAGCCTGTTCGACGAACGAGCGGGGCATAAGGGCCACTTCGTCAAACAGCACGCCCGCAAGCGTGATGCCCTGCACCAGTGTGTAGCTTGATTCGTCCTTACCGCCGAACATATAATAGCTGTTGGTCACGCCGCCAGACGTGATAATCAGCTTGTTTTCACTGCGGCGTTCAGTGATCGAGAAAATGCCCTCAAGCCACTGCGGCATGAGGGTTATAACGTTGCGGCGCAAGCTCTCGATGGTCTTGCCGCATATAGCGAAGGACTGACCGTTGAAGCGGCTCATGCTCCATAGGATAAAGCCGTCCGTCATGGAAACGGTCTTCCCGGAACGGATAGAGCCGTCACAGATGATGCCGTCACAGTCCATGAACTGCGGCTTATTCCACCACGTCAGCGTCAGAAGCTGCCGTTTGCTGAAGTTCTGGTAAATCATCCGTGTTCACGTCCTCCTTTGTGGCATTCTGGATAGCTTCAAGCAGATTGTTGTCCTTTGCGCTGCCGCCCAAGCCGGTTTCGCCGGTGATGTCCATATAGAGCTGGATCGCATAGGTGTTGCCTGCCTGCGCCGACCGCATAAGAGCGTCGGCCACAAGCATTTTTTGGGTCAGCACCTCAGACGGGATGCCCAGCTTTTTCAGGCGGTTCTGCTTGCGCTTATCGGTAATCGGGAGGCCGGAATACAGCTCAAGAAGGTCAGCCATCATTTGCCGCTCACGGCGTTTCTCCTGACTGGCTTTACCACCAGCAGAGCGGATAGCGTGAGCCTCTTCTTCGCTGCGTTCGGTCAGAGGAATGAGGTTCTTGTCTTGTGGTCTGCTCACGCTTCACACCTCCTATCAGTGGTTTTTCCTCCTTCGTCACTTCGCTTTCTGATAGCTGTACTTGTAACCGAATTTTTGCTGATTGGCTTTCAGCCACTTAGAAACGGCGTCGTTGTAGTCCTTGCCGCTGAGCTGGGCGCTGTTGACCGCCTTTACAAAGCCAGAAGCGTTGAAATGCGTGCCCTTCGTGAAGGTGTACACGCCCGCATACCGCACGGTATCGTCGCCGCGTCCGGTTTTGGTGCTGACGGCCACAATGCCGCGCCGGGTGCCGAGGGCGGTGTTGATAACGTCCTCCTTGCTGAAGGTCGGCCAGCCGTCGCGCGGGTGGTTATGAATGGCAATTTCTTTGCCGTTGCCGCTCAGCCCGGAAATGCTGCCCGCGTTGCCGTGACGGTATTTCGTAGCGAAGCCCTGTTCGTCCACGACCACGCCGTGTTCTTCCAGCGCGTCGCCGTGCGCGGCCACAAAGGCGCGTACCATGTCCTCATAGACACGGTTGGAGCCGATTTTGACGTTCATACGCGCGGGCAGGTCTGCGGTAGTTTCGTCCTTGCCGCTGCCGCCACCAGAGGACGGCCAGCCGCCGCTAAAACCGATACCGGAACCGCCGCCGCGCCCGCCGTGCTCAACGGGGAAGGTGATCTCCGTCCACGCGCTGATCCGCTGCTCAAGGGTCTTGCCGTCAATCTCAAAGTGCAGGGCTTCGTCAAGGCTGTTGAAGGATGCAATGATTTTGCCGGTCGTCAAGCTGTACAGCTCAAGCGGATTGCGGAAAAGCACCACTTTGTCGGTCGCATAAACGCCGTTCAGGCGCTTGAATTCATGCTTGAATCTGTCAAGCTGCATATTGTCTCACCTCTTTTTGGGTATAAAAATACCGCCAGCGAAAAGCCGCTGACGGTTGAAATCGTGTTCAGTTTACACGGATAACGGGTTTCGGGCCTTTGCCCTTGCCGCCTTCCGCTTTGGTGGGCTTTGCGTCATAAGGCGCGCCGGGACGCTTGCCGGTCTTGCCCTTCGCGGGCTGTGCGGGGGTCTTTTTTGCCATTATGGGCCTCCTATCTGACAACAGGCTCGTCGTCGCTCTGATTCATGTACTCCTTGAAGAACGCCTTCACGTCGTCGGGGGCGTCGTCTCTGATGCCGATGATCTCGTCCGTGTCCTCGTCGCGGATCACATAGCCCATCATAATCAGTTCAGGGTCATTTTCGTTTCTAATCTCACTCATGTTATCCTAACTCCCTTTTGAGAATTTTCCAAATTGCTTGAGACAGCGGCTTTGCGCGGCTGCCGTTGGCGCGATAGTCTGCGACGGCCTCGGCCATAGCCTCAGAACGGTTTTTGGTCGCATATCGGGAAATCTGCGCCACAAGCTGGTCATTCGTCAGCCCTTTTCCGACTGCGGTTTTCTTTGCGGCTCTTGCGGCCTCGCCCACCACCTTCGTAGCGAAACGGTGCTTGTTCCATGCGTTGATACGGTCCATAGTCCCATAATAGCCGGTCTGCGTGATGTTCTTGAACACCAACGCACTTTCCAGCAGATGCCCGATTTCGTGCGAGGCAATATGTACACTGCTTGTGCCGTCAGGATGCCACTTGACACGCACGTCGTTTTCGTAACTCTGATCCAGCTTTGCCTGATCGCCCATCATTTTGGGATTGAGCTGCAATTTGCCGGACAGAGAAGCAGAGGCGTAGGCATTGGAGCGGCTTTCACTGCCGTTCAGCTCATGGATGCCGATTGCCGCCTGCGGGAACTCCTTCAGTAGTTCTTCAAGCTCACCGGCTGCCGAGCGCAAAACGCCGAAATCGACCTTATCAGCGGACGAATGCACCGTCACGCTGTAATGGTCCTGCATATACTGTCGCAGCTCTCCGACGTCTTTTGTGTCAAGCGCGCTGCTGCCGCGCCCGGAACCGCCGCCACGTCCACCCATGTATTATACCACACTCTCTTTCGGTTTTGTAGTCCGCGCCTTGATCTGCTCCTGAAAAGCCGCCACATGAACGATAGGCCCGGAAACGCCATCCGGCACAAGGCCGTAGAAGTAAATCGTCGATGGATTCAGGCGGCGGAGCATTTCATCATAGCCAAGCCGGAAAAGCTCTGCGGCGCGCTTGTTGAGCTGTGTTCCCACACTGGAAACGGCCACAGCGCCGCCCACGGGTTCACCGTCAAAGCACCACTCGAAGCTGCTTTCGTCGCTCCAAGAGATGGTCGGAATAACCGTGATCCCGTTGCCTTGCCAGTACGCGCCGAGCCAATGCTTGCGGTAATGGTTCCAGATTTGAACGGCTTTCGGGAAATCGGTGTATGTGCTGAAGTCCGGTGTGCATACGGCCTTGAATCGCCGCAGCATATCGAGATAGGCGTCGGGATTTGTCCACAGGCGGTTGAACTGATAGTCGTCCACGAAAAAGTGAACGGCTTTGTTCGCCGGGTCCTTGCAGCTTTTCGCATAGTTAAAGCCGATCCAGCTTTGAGGCGCGGTCGGAACTTCGGCCAGAATGCGCGGTATGTCAAAGGCTCCCGCGCCGATGAACTTTGCTCTATTCAGATTTTCGTAATTCCTCTGATCGCGGTACATGGCGCGGGCCTCCTATCTGCAAAAATAGAATTCAAGACACAGGCGGTAAGGCCGGAGGCAGAACCGTGTACCGCCTCTCGCGTGTCTTGAATTCCAGCTTGCATTGTAACACAGGACGGTGTAACAAAAGTAACGAGCTTAGTTTTTATCGCTCTTTTCTGCGTTAAGATACCTGTAGCACGTCATTTTAACGCTTGCCTCGGTATTTCCCCCGCCGATTGAATAGGCTACCTGCCACCAGCTCAAGCCGTTCACAAAGCGATATGTGAATATCTGCCGGGTCAGGCTGTCCGGAATGCTGGATATGTACCGTTCAAGGCGGTTGCGCTCATAAATGCACTGCTGCTGTTTCGCGGAAATGATCGCTTTCAAGTCCACAATCTCAGCGACACAGCGCGCCAGCGCGTCGCCGTAGCCGGGCGCATGGGGCATACCGTCCAAGTTCTGCGCCTTCGGGGACGACGCCAGCAGTTCCAGTTCGTCCAAGCGGCGCTTGTCCATTTCGATTTCACGGTTGAGGTGGTAGAGTTGCGATAGTTCTTTGATAGTCATGCTGCGGCCTCCTTTTTTGCCTTCTGAATTCTAACCTTCAGGGCTTCCAGCAAACTATCTTGTGCATTGGCTTTGCCGCCCAGAGATTTAATAACGTCTTCGTCCGTGCCGCCCAGCACCACCAGATGGTGGACTATGACGGGGTACGGCTGCCCCTGCCGGTGCAGGCGCTTATTGGTCTGCTGGTACAGCTCCAAACTATCGTTCAGGCCGAACCAGATGATGTGATGGCCGCCCTCTTGCAGGTTGAGGCCGTAGCCACAGGACGCGGGCTGCATCAACAGCAGGTCAATATTGCCAGCGTTCCAGTCGTTTTCCTCCGCTTTGCCCTCGTACACTCTCACCCGCAGGTGTGTAGCTTCCAGCGCCTGCAACAGCCGGTCGCGGTCGTGCTTGAAGTTGTAGCAGATAATCGCGTGCTGCCCGGAAAGCTGCTCCACAGTCTCAAGCAGCGCCTCGATCTTGCAGTCATGCACAGTGATGACGTTCCCGTCCTCGTCGTACACAGCGCCGTTGCAGAGCTGTAGGAGCTTACCGCGCAGAGTAGCGGCAGAGCCAGCCGTGATGACTGTCTCGTCCACCTGAAGCAGCGTGTCCCGCTCCAAGCGGTCGTAAGCCTTCTGCGCTGCGGTGTCCAGCTTGACGGGAATATCCTCATAGATCAGTTCGGGCAGGTCGAGGTAGTCTTCCGATTTCATGCTGATGCAGATGTCAGAGATACGGCGGTAAATTTCGTCCGCCGCGCCCAGCTTTGGCGCATAGGAGAAGATCGTCGTGCGGCTGCGCTTGTCCGGCACAAAGTATGCGTCACGGTATGAGGTGATGGTACGGCCCAGCCGCTGCCCACAATCCAGCAGATACACCTGCGCCCACAGGTCCATAAGGCTGCGGGGATTCGGCGTGCCGGTCAGCTCCACAATGCGGTTGATCCGAGAGCGCACCAGCTTCAGCGCCTTGAAGCGCTTTGCCTGATGATTCTTGAAGCTGCTGCTTTCATCAATGACCACCATATCGAACGGCCAGCTGTGCCCGTAATAGCCCACCAGCCATTGCACATTCTCGCGGTTGATAAGATAAACGTCCGCCGTTTGGGCCAGTGCTGCGGTACGCTGCCCCACAGAGCCGAGGACGTGTACCAGCCGGAGGCAGGAGAGGTGGGACCACTTTGCAGCTTCTTTGTCCCATGTCGATTCTGCTACCTTCTTCGGAGCAATGACAAGCACCTTCCGCACTGCCCAATATTCATACTTCAGCCGCTTGATCGCAGTCAGCGTGATAGCCGTTTTGCCGAGGCCCATGTCCAAGAAAAGCCCCAATGCCGGATCACGAATAATTCGATCAATGCAATACTGCTGATAGTTATGCGGGCAAAAATCCTTCATCCCTCAGTACCTCCCTGCATCGTGCAAGCACGGCTTCGATTTTCTCCTCGCTATCGACCGCCGAGAAAACTTCAAAGCCCAATGCGCGCAACAGCCCTTGCACATAAAGCTGCCGCTTGCGTTCCGTTTTCCCCGGCTTCTTCATCTCTACAAAAATCACCTTTGCGCCGGGAAGCAGGATGATCCTGTCAGGAACACCGGAGAAACCGGGGCTTTCAAACTTCAGACACCGGACGCCGTTGCCCAGCTTCTGGACGCCGGTTCTCAGCTTATTTTCGTAATAGGATTCAAGCATTTAGTTCCTCCTTGTCGGTAACGGTTGTAACGTTTTTGACCCCATTTTCTATAATTCCCTACGCGTATAGGCGCTATGGCGGATAACGCCCATACGCCCTTTATTACAGGTATTCAATAGAAAAAGTATGTTACAATGTTACAAAGTTCAAAAAGCCCTTGAAATACGGGCTTTTTCGCTGTAACGTCTGCTGTAACGTTTTTGTTACAGTGTTACACCGTTCTGCGCTTGTAACATCCAGTGTTACAGCAGAATGTTACAGCCTTTTCACGCCCGGACAAAGCCGCGCTGCACACTGTATGGGCCTACCCGGATGACCGTGCCAGACCGCTTCCAGCCGTCCAGCCGCGCCAGAATGGCGTTGATTTCCCGCGTGTCAGCGGGCTTCATTTCCCGGACATTCCCGTTGAACAGCTCACACCAAACTTCCACAGCGGCGATACGGTCACGGTCCACAAGCTCAAGTTCCTGCCCATCCGGCGTCCGTGTAGCTCCGCACCAGTAATCCCGCCGCCTGTCGATGGGCCACTTCGCCCAGTCAGCGGGCACCTGCTTTTCGACAAACGCGGCGATAAGGCCCTCGCGGGCGGACACCTCGCGGTGCTCCTCCTGCTTGATCTTCGCCTCCTGCTCCACGTCACCGGAGAGGTACAGCGATTCGCCAGCCTGCCAGCGGGCCTTTGCCTCCGCCCACAGTTGGTCGATAACATCGTCGGTCAGGTCGCGCCACACGGTTTTGGCGTGCGGCTGCTCGCCCACGTCCACGGGCCAGAAACGCCGGTTGCCGGTCGTGTCCTGAAGAAAGTCCGTCGTATTGGTAGAGCCGAAGAACACGCACTGCCGGGGCAGCTCCGAGACGTGACGGCCATACGCTGCGCGGTAGCGGTCAGCACGCAGGGAGAGAAACTGCTTGATGCGGGCGACGTCGGTCTTGCGGAATGCGTCCAGCTCTGACACCTCCACCAGCCACACGCCCTGAAGCAACTCTGATGCGTCCTTGCCCTCAAAGGTGCGGATGCTGTCGTTGAACCAGCCACGGGACATTTTATCCAGCAGGGTACTTTTGCCGATGCCCTGCGGCCCCGCAAGGATGACCATGTTGTCGTACTTGTAGCCGGGGATCATGGCGCGGGTAACGGCTGCGGTGAAGCTCTTGCGGCACACAGCGCGGTTGTAGGCGGTGTCTTTCGCGCCCAAATAGTCAATGAACAGCGTGTCCAGCCGGGGCACGCCATCCCATGTCAGACGCTCGATGTACTCGCGGACCTCGTTGAAGGCGTGCTGCGAGGCGTGAATGTCAAGGGCGCTGTCGATGTTGCCGCGTCCGGAGATACCCCAGAAGCGTTCCATGTACCAGTACAGGCCGTTGCTGTCCGTGTCAGACCACAGGCGGCGTTTGCCGTCCTTCTTCCACGGCAGCGGCCCCAGCACCTCGCCGCGCCCTGCGAACTGATTGAGCGCGAACTTGCCCTTCAGGAGCGGATCGCCGTCAAGGATAATGAGCACATTGTCAATGGTGCTCTTGATCTTGCCGTCCTGCGTGCGCTGCAACTTTTCAGCCCATGCGGTGTCGTCCTCCGGCGTGGGATCGTTGCCCATGCCCTCGAACTCCCGCATAGCCTGTTCGTGCTGTTCGCGGTTGAGCGTGGCGCATACGGTCTTGTCGGCCAGCGCCAGATCGCACATAGCCTTGTAGGACGGGAGCTTCGCAACGGGCGTTTCCGGCGAAGCGTTGTCGTCCTTGTCCCCGAACTTGTGTAGCCGGATCAGGTCAAAGGCGTTGACCAGCCGCCCGCTGCACGGGTCCGTCGCGTGGTGGCTAAACAAGAACTTGCCGCCGTCATAGATGATCGCGCCGCCCGTGGTGGAACCGCCCAGATAGGTATAACGGTCGGGGTCATTGTCCACAGCCTCATAGATGCCGGGCAGGTAGGCGTCCATAGCCGCCAGCACGTTATAGGTGCGGCAGAAGGCACCCACAAGACCCTGCTTTTCTTCGGGGTCGCCCTGCTTCATAGCCAGCTTCTGATAGCTGGTAGCACCGGGGACCACCGGCCAGCTCGTCAGGTCGTGCCAGTCGGCATATGTACCCAGCAGGGCGTCTGCGGAGATCAGCGGTGCGTCTACGGCCTTGTAGACGAACTCACTGTCACAGCAGCAGGAAGGCCAGTACATGAGCCGGACTGTCTCAAAGGTGGTCGGGTCGGCCATGCCGATGCCCACATGAGCGGCCACACGGCGCGCGCACGGCTCGTATTCGTCTGGGGTCATAGTTCTATCGGTCGGGACAACGACGCGCAGACGCGGGCGCTCAGGCGTGTGCTTGCGGGTGCTGTAAATGCAGTAGCTGAAGCCCAGCTCGTCCATTTTGCCGATGATGGTTTCCGTCTGCCAGCCGGGGATATTATCAAAGTCAAGCGTGATGATGTCGCGCCCGGTCACGTTGTTTGCCTTGCGGCGCTGCCCCAGCAGGGAGCCGCCCACAAAGCCGCCGACGTCCTTTAGATCGTCCTGCTGCGATTTCTTCAGATGCAGATAATCTTGCAGGGTTTCAGCTCCACGGACCGGGGTAGACAGCCGTTTATAGAGTTCTTCGACGGACAGCACCGTCTGTTTCCAGACCATATCACGGCGGTTGTTGCCTACGGATATGGTGATTTGTCTGTCATAGTTCATAATCAGGTACTCCTGTCCTCAGGATCACCCCCCCCCGTCACCGGGGAAGGTGTTGCCTCCTTGTGTAGCTCCGCACCGCTCATTCCCGCGCTTCTCCCGTGATCCGGTCAGACAGGCGGACCAGCTTTCCCGCACGGATGCGGTCCACCAGAGCGCGGTTGCGGAAAATAACCTTGAGCTGTTCCAGCATGATTTCCACGTCGGCAATCTCCTCGGCCAGCGCCTTAGAGTTATCCGCGCCGCGAAGATTCTTCGACAGCTCCTTGGTCAGCTCGGACATTTCCTCCATAGCCATCACAAGCTGCGATTGCTTGCCGTAGGCCCTGACAGCCTCGGCGTAGGTGTCGCACTGGACGGGCGCCACAATCGCACTCAGACGCTCCTGAAGCTCCTTGTTCTTGCACTCGCAATAGCAGATTTTGTCCCGTGCCTGCCTGAGTTCAGCTTCAAGCTCGGCCTTCGTCATATCACTCATTTGAACACCCTCCCGGTCTTGACGTCTTTGATTTCAATGCGGCTGACAAGCTCAAAGCCGCAGCTACGGATGATGAATTTAAGGACCCTCACGAGGTCGCTCACGCGGCCATCCAGCGCGTTTTCTTCACGGACGATAGATTTCACGCCCTCATACGCTGTGGGGTCGTAGTAGCCCTCGCTGTTCCTCTTGGGGTAGTTTGCCATACAGACCTCCTAACAATCGACTTCGATCACAGCGGTCGGGAATTTGTCGCAGTTGTCCGCAATCTGCCTGAGAAATTCCGCTGTGGATTCCACCGTGCCCCAGCAGTTGCCCGGCTCAAACTGCCGGTAGCGCTTCGGATGCAGACACAGCCGCGACGCGCCCTGCATGAGCACGGGGTACATATCGGCACAGCGCTTGCCGTTCCACTCAGAGGGATAGGAGCCGCACACCTCTTTAATCATGGCGGCGGTGTTGGACGTGTGGTTAATCCAGTCGTCACCGACGTACACCCACTGATCCGCGCCCTCAAGTTTGGCCTTGAAACTTACGTCATAGCTCATTGTGTAGCCTCCTTCTTAGTCACCGGCCTTGAAGTTGTACACAGGCTTAATGATCTGCAACACAGTAACGGTGTCAGATATGCAGCTCAAGATTTCGTCCATAGGCTTGTATGCCTGCGGTGCTTCATCCAGAGTGTTCCGGCAAACAGAGGTCGTGTAAATGCCCTCCATTGCGGCCCGGTAGTCCTCCATAGGAATTGACGCTTTTGCTTTGGCGCGGCTCATAAGGCGGCCCGCGCCGTGCGGTGCCGATTCATTCCAGTCTGAATTTCCAAGGCCCCGGCCAATGATACAGCCGTCTTTCATGTTAATGGGTATCAACACGATCTTACCAGCGGCCGCACAGATAGCCCCTTTACGGACCATACCCCACTCGTCGATATAGTTGTGGACCGTTTCAAAGCGGTCAAACGGCAACCAGCCCATGCGCTGCATAATAACCTGACTGATCCGGCTACGATTGAACCGGGCAAACTGCTGGCAAATTCGCATATCGTGCAAATAGCGCTCCCGGTCCTCGCCCTCAACATAACAGAGGTCGCGCGGGATTGTGCTTTTAACTTTCAGCCGAGACAGCTTTTCGGAAATTTCGCTTTCCCGGCCTTCGGCTTTCAGGCGTTCGATCAAGGCCGCCCGTTCACCCTTTGCAGAGTGGAGCGTTTTAACGGCAATGTCCTGATAGATTTCTGCAACCTGCTTGCCTAAGTTCCGGCTGCCGGTGTGGATTATCAGATATTTGTTGCCGTCCTCACCGGCGTCAATTTCGATAAAATGATTGCCACCGCCCAGCGTACCAACGGAATTGTGTAACCACTCCACGTTACGCAGGCGATCCCGGCAATACAGGTCGTCGAGAAGGGTAAAATAACCGGCGTTCTGATGGACCGCCATCCCGGAGGGGATGTACTTACGGATCACGTCATCGAGCTTTGCATAGTCAATCTCAATGGGGCCGAGGTTGACGGTCAGCATACCGCACCCAATATCAACACCGACGATATTCGGAATCACCTTGTCGCCTAAATTGGCGGTGAAGCCAATAACACAGCCCGCGCCAGCGTGGACGTCAGGCATAATGCGTACTTTGCAATCCTCAAAGGGCTTTTGTGCAAGCAGCAGATCAATTTGGGCTTGTGCCTGCGGCTCAATAGTTTTTGCAAAGATTTTCAGGTCTTTCATTGTGTAGCATCCTTCCAAGCGTTCCATGCCGCAACGTCAACGCCGATCTCTTTCAGCTTGCGATCCGCAAGCCATGCGTCGTCATCGGGCATTTCGTAGTAGTTGACCAGATCATCGTGGATGACCGTAAACTGTTCCCACGCGCGCCGGAGCCGCTTCTTCCCAAAGCCGAGGTGCTTGTGCAGGAAATAAAGGATCATGGCGTCAACGTTGTTCAGATATTTACGGTCGGCCTCCACGATTTGCCGGTTGATCTCAATGTTCATGGCGCGCCGCTCTTTGGCGGTCAGATCAGCGCCGTAGACCGTGCCCTTGTACTGCTTAACTCTCATGGTGTCAGTCTTTCGTATTCGACCTCACCGACATATTCCCAGCGGGTCGTGGTGGAGCCGTCGTCGTATGTAATCCGATATAGGATTTCATATTCGGCGTCATGGTGTACGGTCTGGACATAAGGGACAAGGACGAAATCACCCTTCCAGACGTCATAAGTGTACTTGTATTCGGTTTCCACCGAATCGTATGCGGCGGTGTATCTGCGGTCTATGGCCTCGCAGGAAACCTCCGTTTTCTGCGTGCAGGCGCTCAGAGGAAGAACGGTGAGAATCAGGCACAATAACGCACCGATCATTCTTTTCATGTGCTGCTCCTTTCGTGGCGTCCGACCTCTGCGGGCGCAAACACATCCGGGTTATCGACAATGACCGAATGGAGCGCGTTCGCCAGCTCGTCCACACGCTTTTCGTCGTGGTCGCGGTAGCCGAGGCCGAAATAGATCGCATGGACCATTTCGTGGATGAAATCGGCCTCCATTTTTGCCGTGGCCTGCGGGCTGACGCGGATAATCAGGTCGCCGTAGAGGATTTCCGCCGATACATTGTTGATACCGAGATCCATTTTGCTGGTGATCTCGACGGTGTAGGTCTTGCCGCCGATCTTGATCTTTTCAGGTATTTTCATCGAATTCACCTCGTTCTGTGGTTTTCCGATTGATCCGCGCCGCAGTTTTGCGGTATTTCTGCGGCAGCGGAAAAATCGTTATAAGGGTTTCGCCGTGGAAGATATAAACGTTGTTGCAGTAGATACGGACGTTGTTTGCCGTCTCGTGCTTCCAGTACAGCGCCGATATGTACCGGTTCAGGCTGCCGCTGGTGTCGCTGTGCCGGATGCCGTACCGCAGCGCATTTTCAGCGTTCTTGTGGGAGAGCTTCTTCGGCAGGCCGAGACGTTCCTTCGTTCTTCGCGCTGCGTGGTTGGTAACGCGGGTCATTTCCGCAGGAGGGCCACAAAGACGGCAATAATGCCGATCAATGCGACCACTGCGACGCTGATCCAGAGCGGAGACAGCACCCACCACCACGACCAAGCAATAACGTGTGTCAGCTTGAGTGTGATAAACACGATGGTCAGCAGACCGACGAAGCCGATTCCGCCGCCACCACTATTTTTCTTATCCATGTATTTCATTCCTCCTCACAAATGCGGATCAGGTTGTGAATGCCTCTCTGTGTGTAGCCGAGGATTTTACCGGTGCCCGCCCAGAACTGGACCAATGCGTCGTCGGATTTACGGCGGCAGTGGAAATGACCTGTGGCGTCATTCTTCAGGACATATTCAATGTTGTGGGCTTCAAGCTGCCGGATCGCATACTCGATGCGGTCGGGATTCTTTGCTACCCGCTCCTTGTGATTCTGCCGGGCGTGCTCCTTGAGAGCATCCCAGCATTCATCCCTCGCCATGCGGATCACCTCCCAAGTCGAAGTGCTCAAAGGTGGCGACGCTTGTCATAGTCAGGAACAGGTCCGCGAAGAACTGAACGGCGGAATCGCGGTCAATGTTGTTGCGGTCGGCGGCTTCGAGGATTCCACGAATGGTCACGTTCGCCACACGAGCCATTTCGGAAGTCCACGCTTCCGCCTCTTTTGCGGTCAGTGCATTCATCTTGACGCCTCCTTTAAGCAGGTAGGGCAGACCTGCCGCCCTTCCGGGATTTCAGCGCCGCAGGAAATGCAGGTGTTGACAGGCGGGGCCTTCGGCGTCTCCGTGGCGATCTCGCCAGCGCAGGCGGCGTAACCGGCCAAGTCAACAAAGCTGTCACCCTTGACGCCGGTCTTGATGCGGGCCACCTTCAGGAGCGCCAGCATCATAGCAACGTCCTTCGCGCTGTAGCGCATTCCGGTGTACGCCTCCCACAGCTTTCCGATAAGGGCGAAGTTGTTTTCGGGTCTTCCGTATTCACGTTCGCGCTCTCCGCAGACACATTTACGCGCCTGCTCCAGAATTTCAGCTCGTTTCATGGTCAGCCTCCTTCGGCAGAATATCGTCAAAGCAAACGGGAACGATCTGCTGCAACTCACGCAGCAGTGGTGTAGCTATCTCCCGTATCTGCGGATGCGCGCCGGTTGAGGTACGGAGCCGTAGGAAGTGACGCCACTCGCGGATATTGGCTGTCATAACGACCTCCGTTTTGAGACTGTTCGGGAGCACTGCGCGGGCTTCCTGCGGGGACAGGCCCCAATTCAGAAGGTTGAAATAGGCGGTTTCAGCACGGCGGCAAGCCTCTTTCCACTCGTCGTAGGCGAAGGTATTCTCGTTCAGGTAGCACGGCTCAATGACCGTGATCTCGCTGCCGAACTGATCCTTGCCGTAATTACAGTAGCGGGTGCTCTCCTGACAATAGGATGCCAGCCGGTGCCTGACGATCTCGTGGCTGACGCCACGGTCACAAATGAATTTCACGGTAAAGCTGCAATGCTCTAAGACGGCCTCATGGCCGCGCTTGATGATACCGGCAACGAACTTAGGGGCGCTGTCGTCCGTGATTTTGCCCTCGGATTTGTAGCAGACACGCCCGCACTCCTCAAGGCGCTTCAGGATCACGCTGCCGTTGATGGGCGTGATGAACTCGAAGCCGGGCTTAATAATCTTCATCGTCGTCCTCCGTTTCATCGTCTCCGGTCGCGGCCTCGTACTGGTCGTATGTAATGGCCCGGACGCACTCGACAGGAACGCCGAGCAGGTCAGCAGTGCTCTTGCGCTGAGCGTAAAGGAAGCCTTCACACTGAACTGAATTGTTGATGATGCCCACAAGCTGGTCGGCGGCTTTCGCGTGCTTCAGCGCAACGCTTGTGTAGCCGATGCTCCCAGCGCCGCCGAATACTTCGGCGTCCTTGACCTCGAAATGGCAGGTCAACGTAATGTCAACCAGACCGATGTTAGTGTTTTGCATAGGATTTCCCTCCGTTATTGATGTGTTCCTCATAGCTGTAGCGAATGCAGTAGAGCGCCACATAGAGGATGACAAGCAGATAACCGGCATAAAGGAACAGCCAGTACCACGAATAGAACATGGACAGGACCACAGGAACGGCCAGTGTGCCGATTACTGCACCGGCGATAAAAAGGATCAGAGCCACCACAGCGGCGGTTTTAATCAGCTTTTCGCATTTCATAATGAGTTGCCTCCGTAGATTTTGTGTTATTGTATTTTGGGTGGCCCCACGACCGGGGGCCGGATTTCAAAGGGAAATCAGATTAAACAGAAGCCGAACGCCACCCCGTAGGAGAGGGACGCATAGACGTTGGCGCTGCCACCGTTGGTGTACACAAAGGCGAAAGACGAAGACGACGACGCCTCAGGCGACCGCAGCCACCACCACCATGTTCCATTGTCGCCGCACTCCTTCACGCGGTCCTTCTCGCGGAGGAAGCACAGAAGCTGCGTGTCCTCCGGCTCACGATCCGACCAGCGGCCCTTGCCGAACACCTGCGTCTTAGAAAGCAAGAACAACTTGTCTTCGGTTTCCACGCGCTCACCGTCCACGATCTGGACGATTTTCGTCTGCGCAATGAGCGCCTGAAGCTCGTCCGGCAGAAGGGCGAACATGGTGTTGTTGAGCCACGCCCGCATATCACAGGCGGCCCACGCGCCCTTGTTGGTGGGGCGCTTGTTCATGCAGTGCTCGTCAGCGAGGCAGTCTTCGAGGACGAAGAACCACTTGCCCTTCTTGTCCTGTGTAGCTCTCACGGCCACTTCCTCGCCGTTCTTCAGATTGAAGATGACCAAATCGCCCTGCGCGATGGTGCCGTTATCGACCGCCGCCTTCAGCGCGGCCCATGTGGTTTCGTTGGTAGTAGAAGTCTTGATAAACATAAAAGGTTGCCTCCTTAATCTTTTTTGAAAAATGCTCCGACCCAGCCGTCAGCGCCGAGGGGCAGGCCCTCAGCCCACGGGATCGGGGTTGACATGATCTTGACCACCTTGTCAAGCATGGCGTCGTTGGTGTCAAATGCTGCGGTGTCGATGACCACCTCGTCGTGGATGTGGAAAACCACAGGCAGCCCAGCGGCTTCAAGGTGTTCGATGGCCTGCGCCAGACAGTCGCGGGCGATAGCCTGAACAACGTTCTCGACCAATTTCCCACCGTAGGTTTCGATGCGGCCCCACTTGTTTTTGTCGTTCACGCCCATATAGGTGATGGACGGACCGCCCCAGCGGTTTTCACCGACAGCAGGCTCCACATAATAGAGCTTGCGACCGGACGGAAGCGAGATGGTCATGCAGGTCGTACCACGAATGCAGTCACATTCCCGCGCGAAAGTGCAGCAGCGAACACGGAGAGAGCCGCCATTCTGAATGACACGGATTGCTGCATCATTGAAGCTGTACCATAGGTTGCGGATTTTGGGGTTTGTGTTGCGCCACTTATCCACGATGTCTTTGATTTCTTCGTCCGGCAGGTCGGCAAGCAGCTTGCCGGTGTCCATCTGCCGCATGGCGGGAACGCCGCCCTGATAGCCGAGGGCCAATTCTGCGACCTTGCCGCGCTGCCGGAGGGAATATTCGGGGTTGCCCTTCTTGATCCGTTCCAGTGGGACGCCGAACATCTGAGAGGCGGATGCCTCATAGATTTTGCCGTGCGTCCTGAAGACTTCAAGCCGCCACTCCTCGTCGGCCAGCCACGATATGACGCGGGCTTCAATGGCGCTGAAATCGGCGTCAATCAGGACGTTGCCGGGAGCAGCCACAAACGCGGTGCGGATAAGCTGTGACAACGTGTCATTCGGGGAGCCGTAGACTATCCGCAGCGCGTCGAGCTTGCGGCCCTTGACCAGTTCACGGGCAAATTCCAGCGGCTCCGTGTAGGTGCGCGGCAGATTCTGGACCTGCACCAGACGTCCGGCCCAGCGCCCCGTCCGGTTTGCGCCGTAGAACTGAAGCAGCCCACGGACGCGCCCGTCGTCGCACACAGCGGCCTCGATGGCGTCGTATTTCTTGGTGCTGGTCTTGCCCAGCTCCTGCCGGATTTCCAGCATCCGCTGAACGTGGTCAGCGTTGTCGCGGCCCAGCAGCTCTTTGATCGTCTCCTTGCGGAGGGTGGTAATATCGTCGCCGGTTTCGGCGGACAGCCAGCGGGCAAGCTGCTTGACGCTGTTGGGGTTTTGTAGTCCGGAAAGCAGGACGGCCTCGTCGGTGAGCTGCGCGCGGATGATTTCGCCCAGCTCCAACGCGCCTGCGCAGAAGTCCATATCGACTGCCACACCGCGCGCGTTGATAAGCAGGTCGGTTTCCCACTGCTTCTGAACGAAATCTGGCACGGGGAACACAGACAGGCGGCGTTCGATCTCCATTTCCGCCACAACGTCTTGGCCGTTGTAAGTCTTGAATAGTGCCCATTTTTCGGGGTCGTGGTGCGGGTAGTTTCGTGTCCTGCCGCCGTTCGACTTCGTGGGCTTGCAGGGCACACAGAAATAGCGGATCAGGGCCTTGCCGGTAGCCAGTTTCTGTTTATCCTCCGGAATGCCCAGCGCCCGGCCTGTCGCGTCCAGACCTGCGGTGTAACCGGCATACAGGCCGTGCAGCATCGTGTCACGCCACTGTGAAGGCGGGAGCTGTGCGCCCATGTACTTACTGAGGCAGTACCATTCAAAGGCCGCATTGTAGGCGTGCTTCAGGCACTGCGGGTCTGTCAGTGCGTGAATAACTTCCAGAGGGATTTTTTCGCCCTGCGCCATGTCAATGACCTGAGTGGGCGCACCGTCGAAGCTGTACGCGAAAAGCAGAATCTCAAAGGCGGGGCTTTGCACATAGCGGTAAAGACCGGCCTTCTTCAGGTTCACGTCCGAATACGTTTCGAGGTCGATACTGAGGTGGATCACGTCGCACCTCCTTATCGCTGGAAGGCTTCAGAGCTGGAATAAAGGCTGAGAACGTTCTTGGTGTTGACACCGCGCTCCTGAAGCTCCTCGATCATGGACTTGAACAGCGGGGTTGACTGCACATACTCGACCAGCTCCGCGTCGCTCAAGCTGGTTACGTTCTTGAGGGACTGCTTGCGGTCATCAGCGTTGAAGGGCGTCCAGACCGTATCAGAGAAGGTCGCGTGCTCAATGTCAGCCACGAGGATGGAAAGCGTCCGAGCGGGCTTCTGAACGAGCATACGCACTGTGTTCAGCAAATGCGGCGTCTCCATGTTGCCCACGGGGACAGCCTCGCCGACGCCGGTGATCCAAACGCCGGAATAGTCAAAACGGGTTTTCATATTTGCCTCCTTTGTGTCCTTGCCGGGCAGGCGGTCACTGTGTAGCCGCCTGCCCAGCGCTGTGGTTTACATGGGCTGACCGGTGATAGGGTTGATCTGGCCGGGAGTGTAACCGGCCTGCGGCTGAACGCCGCCAGCGGGATAACCGCCGTAGCCGGGGACAGGCGTTGCGGGCATGGCCGCGCCATACTGGCCGGTAGCGTAGCCCTGCGCGGGGGCCTGCGGCTGAACGCCGCCGACACCGGCGAACTCAGCGGCGGTAACAACGGAGTTGCTGAGCGGTTCGCCGTCGCGGGTCTTCATCACGGCGCGCAGGCCGCAGCCGACGCCGCGCTTGCCCGCAGAGTTGTAGGCATAGAAGTTGATGGACACACGGGCATACATACCGCTGTAAATGTCCGTGGGAGCCAGTTCACAGTTCACATTGTCCGCGCCGCAGACATAGGGCTTGTTCTTGCTGGATGCGGTCACGACCCAGCAGCCACGGCATTCCTCACCAAAAGGCTCACCGGAGGGGCGCACACCGTCACCGTCATGGACAACGGATTCGATGCGGGCGGGACGGACACCATTCCACTTGGCGTTGACGCCGACCTCGGCGGCGGCGTTCATGGCCGCGTCAAGCTCCTGCTTGATAGTCGGGTTGGACTTAGGGATCAGCAGCGTGACGCTGAACTTCGGGTCGCCCACGCCGTTCTGCGGCGCACGGGCGGTCACGAGGTTGCAGTAGGACAGGCGGCATTCGGGGGTGAGAACTCTTTTCGGATCATTCTGATACATGGTTTAATTCCTCCATAAATTTCATTCAGTTCAATATGTTCAGTCCTGCATCCGCAGGTAGGGTCAAAGGTTTTTGTAGATCGCGTTGAAGGCGTTTCGGGTTACGGATTTGAGCGCATTCCGGTTTAGGCGGGGCGCTTCCAGCAGTTCCATAATGGCGGTGAAGGATTCGCAGGCGTCACGGCACATATCCAGATAGCCGTCCGCGTTGCCCTCATAATCCTTGACCATCTCCTGCTGTTCTTGGATTTCCTCCTTCAGCTCTGCGACGCATTCCCGGAAGCAGCGGGCGACATCATCTCCGAGCTTTTCGCGCAGCAGCCGTTCAAGAAACACATCCTTGTCCTCGAAAATGACCTCCATGCTGCCGTCATTGAGATATACCGTTTCAGCCATCGGACGCACCCGCAAACTCAGCGGCACCGACGCAATAGGCTTCGCGGCGGTCGCTTGCCAGCGCAAGTGTAGGTTTGCCCTTCGGCTTTGTGACACACTCGGAAAGCAGCTCCGCGAAGGTCTTTTTGCCGAGCATCTTTTCCAGCTCTGAGAGGGTCTTCGGCTTGCGGTCGTAGATCAGCGCCTCGTCATATCCGGCGTCGATTAGCTTCTGAACGGCGGCGTCAACATCCGTAAAGGCACGGTTGCTACGGCCCTCCACCAGCTTCCAGCCGGGGATTTCGCCGCCGTCAAGCATAGCGCCGGTGGCGTAATCCTGAAGGTCCTTGTACCACTGCACCAGACCTTCGGCTTGAATCAGCAGGTCGCCAACTTCGGCGTCCGACAGGCACGGATTTTTTCCGATCTCCCGGCTGCCGTTCGCAGGGGTGAGATTCTTGAAATCCTCAAAGCCTGTAAAGAACGCGGCTCTTGCGGCGCATTGCGCCTTGCCCTTGCAGAATCGGCAGTGCTCACCGGGGCAGAAGGTTCCGGGGCCGTCGTAGGCTTCCTTTGCAAGGGGTTTGATACTCTCGCCCCATGCAAGCAGTTCATCCACACTGAGGGCGTCCTCGCTGGCCTCCTGCGACAGGCGGGGCTGACAGATACCCATTGATACCCGCTTGATTTGATCGCCGTAGATAGGCCCGTAGAGCTTCAGAGCGCCCAGCGCATACAGCCGCATTTGCGGGTTGTTTTCAGCCGATACGGGAACGCCCTTGCCGTGCTTGTAGTCGGTGATGTGCAGCGTGTCGCCGCCAATCATGATACAGTCGCAGGTGCCGAAACCGTCCGGGACATAGGCCGTGAGATCGACCTTGACCTCCATTGCCACATGGGGCGGCGTGGCGTACTGCATGGCCTTCTCTGTGAGGTAGTCCACATACGCTTCGGCAGTCCGCAGCATCTCGTCAGAGTACAGCGGGCGGGCTTGCAGCTTCTTCAGCTCAGAGTTGAATTTTCGCGTGGACAGGACAGTGAATTTCTTGCGGGCGTACAGCTCGCAGATGGCGTGTGCCAGAGTGCCTTCCTCCGCATAGGAGCTTGTCCCGTCCGGAAAGTTCTCCTCGAAATGCGGTGCCGCCGTACAAGCCAGCCAGCGGTGGGCGCTGGATGCGCTCAGAAGGGCGTGTTGTCTGGGGGTAGGCATTGTCCCACCTCCCGTTAAAGCTGCGCTCCGAGGGCCTTCAGCTCAGCACCAAAGGCGCTGTATGCCTCCTTCGGCAGCTGCGTTACGGCCTGCACACCGAACTTGCCCAGCAGGGCGAGGAGCTGCGGCATCTTGCCTGCGTCGATCAGCGCCGCACCCGCGCGGCTCAGTTCCTCCACGGTGTAGCTCTCAGCCGGAGCGGCGACCGGCGCAGTCGGGGCAACAGTCGTCGGTGCAGTCGGCTGAACAGGGGTGGGTGCAACAGTGCCGGTAGTTGGCGCAGGCTGAACAGGTGTCGTAGGGTTTACGACGGGAGCCGCAGGAGCGGGCGCGGCGGGGAAATCAACGTTGACAACACCTGCGTTGTCGATGTGGTGGTTGTTCCCTCCGTGCTGATGGCAGACGAATTCGGGTTGCTTGCCGATGGCACCGGCCAGCGCGTTCAGCGCTTCCGGCAATCCGGGGATTTCGATGGTCATTTTGATCTCAAACATGATTTGCCTCCTAAATGTTCTTCAGATCGTCGATGATTTGTTGCCAGCTTTCAGAAACGTTCAAGACGTGCCTTGAGTATTGACTTGAGTAGTAGCCTTGCTGCCAGAGCTTCGCAGCGCCGCCCTCGCCACAGTTATAGGCCATGAGGGCTTTGTGCTGGTCGCCGTACTTGTCCAGCAGCTCACCGATCAAGAGGACACCGGCAACGATGTTGCCCTCATAGTCGGTGGGTTCGATCCCAAGTCCGCGCAGGCGATCATAGTTAATCGGATGGACTTGCATCAGGCCCCAGCAGGTGCCGTTGTCTGCATCGAGGTTGAAGCTGCTTTCGCATTCCGCGATTGCCAGCGCCAGTGCATAGGGAACGCCGTAGTCCTCACACGCCTGCTGCATTACCTCTTGAAGCTCGTAGCTCAGCGGAATGTCGTCACTGTGTAGGAATCTCTGCCCTTCTGTCTCCTGCGGTACGGTTTCCAGCTCTGTGACCGGCTCGTCCGATGTGGAGGCGGTAGGGGCTTCGGTTTCCGGCACGGACGTTTCAGCCGTGGGAGCGGGTGCGGTTTCCTCCGGTGCGGGCGCTGCGCCTGACGCGCAGTTGACGGCAAGGATCGTGATTACGACCGCCTCCAACACTGCCAGCACAAAAAGGCCAAGAGCGATACGGCGCAGCCTATTGAACTGCTTGTGCTGCCGTCTGCGTGTCGTCGTCATAGAACTTGCCTTCCTCTCTGCATTTCTGTAGCCACGCTTCGTAGCGGCGCAAATTCTCCGGATCGGAGTAAAACCGCTCAATGCCCGCAAGCAGCGTCCGACAGAGAATATCCATTTGTACTCGCGGAATCTGCGTGCAGTCGATTTTGACGTTGGCCATGATGCTTTCCTCGTTTCTTACTGATTAACTGTGGGTTCGCTTGCCTGCCGCTGCTCAAGGCGTTCAAGCGCATCAATGATGCGCTGCTGGGTCGTAGCGTTGCCCTTCTTGTTGTGGAGAACGGCGGACAGGTACGAGTTCGTCAGCCCTGCTTCATCCGCAAGCTGCTTGCCCGTGATCGCCGCCATGTGCATACGCCCGACCACTTCAGCGGTCCAGTCGAAATTCAAATTTTCACCTCCAAGTTCAAATATTTTCGCAAAAGGAGTTGAAATATTTGCACTGTTGTGGTATCATAGAAAAGGTGTGTATCTGATACCCTTTCGACGGCTTCCTCCGTGCCAGCGGAGGGGGCTTGCCATGCTATGGCTGTCGTTCGTTCAAATATTTGCTCCACGGTTTACATTATAGAGCAATCATTTGAACTTGTCAAGGGGGTTGGAGCAAATATTTGAATTTTTCCTCGGAGGCAATATGTTTTACGATGTGTTCAAAAAGCTCTGTGATGATCGGGGCATCAATCCGACGCGCGCAAGTGTAGAGATCGGCTTCAGCCGTGGCAGCGTGTCTTACTGGAAGAAGCGCTATTTGGAGGGCTTCGACGCAAAGCCCGATTCTTACACCGCTGAAAAGATTGCGGACTATTTTGACGTTTCAGTGGATTACCTGCTGGGAAGAACGGACGATCCGATTGACTACGACAAAAACGGGGACGCACTTGCAGAAATCCCGCTCACCTATGTTGAGGCTGCGAACGGTGATATGAAGAAAGCTCGGCAAATGATGCTTGCCGTCGATGCCGACGCGCTGCGGGAGCGTGACGCCATGCCAGAGGTGTATCGTCAATACCTGAAGCTGGACGAAATTGACCGCGCGAAGGTTGAAGCGTATATCACCGGTCTGCTGTCGTCCGATAAGTACCAGACGGTCGCTAAAGCAAAGAATGCCTGATGCGGCGTGAGGGAAAAATCCTCTACGTCGATTTCAAACGCTTTATGAGGTGAAGGGAGGTCGTGGTCATGGATGGACACGATTACGAATATCTGGTCGCAAAGTACCTTCGCGGGCACGGCTACACCGGCGTTAAGGTGACAAAGGGATCAGGTGATTTTGGCGTCGATGTTACGGCCCACAGGGCCGGGCACAAATACGCCGTACAGTGCAAATACTACTCAAGCCCTGTGAGCCTTGGCGCGATACAGGAAGCAGTAGCCGGAAAAGCGCTCTACAACTGCGACCGTGCAATGGTTGTCACCAACAGCACATTCACAAAAGCCGCACGCGAGTTGGCAAATGCGAATAACGTTCTTTTGCTGGAAAACGTCCGCAGCGCAGGAGCCTTCCGTTTCTCGCAGTTGCCGAAGGGCGTGAGAATTTTTCTGCTCGGCGCGTATCTGTTCGCAGCGTCCGCTCTCTTTGTGGCCATGCTGGACATCAACAAAGAGCAACCCTTCTGGACAGCGGTGTATAACGTGGTAACAACGATGACGTTCATGCTGTTCCCACTGTGGATAGGCCCTGCAATTCGCGGTGTCAAAAAGTTGTTTCAGCTGATTTACATTAAGGGCAAAATTAGAAAAGTTGAATCGACGCTCGATCAAATGGCAGTTTCCGCACAATCAGTACAGCCCAAAATTAACGCTTCCGCATTACAGCCATTTCTGCCTATTGAAGTCCGTGATAATCGAGACGAATTCGCAAACAACCTGTCCGAATTGTCAGTGCTTACAACGTCCGCAATTCAGCGCAAATGTAAATGCGGAAACAACTGTGCGTATGCAGTTCTTCAAAACCTACAGGTCTACGGAATGATTCGAGAGATTCGGCAATTCACATACGAATGGACAGAAAAAGCCCTCCTGCTGGGCGCAGAAGGGCGTAACGGGTAAACAGATATGTCGATAGATATTAAATGGCAGGTGCCAATGGCAAAGCCGGAGGTTAGCGAACTGGCCGTCGTATATGCCCGGTATTCAAGCCACAGTCAAGGAGAACAGTCCATCGAAGGGCAGCTCTCCAACGCAAGGGACTACGCCGCCGCACACGGCTACACCATCGTGCATGAATACGTTGACAGGGCAAAGAGCGGTCGGACAGATAACCGCGCCGAATTCCAGCAGATGCTGAAGGACACGGCCAAACGGCAATTCTCCGTTATCATTTTGTGGAAAGTTGACCGCTTTGGACGCAACCGCGAGGAGATCGCCATAAACAAGATGAAATGCCGCAAGAACGGCGTGCGCGTCGAGTATGTGGCGGAAACCATCCCGGACAGCCCGGAGGGCGTGATCCTCGAAAGCGTACTGGAAGGCTTCGCGGAGTATTACAGCCTACAGCTTTCGCAGAACATCCGCCGTGGCCGTGCTGAGAGCGCCGAGAAGTGCCAGTCGCTGGGCGGAAACCGCCCGCTGGGCTACAAGACCGGGCCGGACAAGAAGTTCATCATAGACGAAAATACCGCGCCCACAGTGAAGATGATCTTCACCATGTACGCGGACGGCAAGACAGTTACGGAAATCGTTGACAAGCTGAATGAAATGGGTCTGCGGACGTTGCGCGGCGGGCCCTTCACCAAGAACAGCTTGCATTCGATTCTGAAGAACAAGAAATACATCGGCATTTACGAGTATCAAGGCCGCGAGATCATGGACGGCGTTCCTCGGATTATCGAGGACGACGTGTTTAACAAAGTACAGGAAATGCTGAAGATCAACAAACGAGCACCGGCGAAAACATGGTCGCGTGCCGACTACATTCTCACGGACAAATTGTTCTGTGGCAAGTGCGGCGCTCTGATGTTCGGGGAAAGCGGGACGAGCCATACCGGGGCAAAGCATAATTACTACATCTGCTCCAACAAGAAGCGCTTCCGCTCCTGCGACAAGAAAGCCGTGCGGCAGGCCGACATTGAGGACACCGTGCTCAACGCCACCCATGAACTGCTGCAAGACGACGAGCTGCTGGACTACATCGTTGACCGCACATGGGAGTATTATCTTGCACAGGACAACAGTCAAGAGGAGCTGCGTAACCTTCAGCGGCAACTCGCACAGACTGACACAGCCACATCAAACCTCATTCGGGCCATTGAGGCCGGAATACTGACCGAAGAAACCAAGAAGCGCATGGACGAGCTGACGCAGCAGAAAGCCGACCTGAAGGCGTCCATTGCCGACAGGGAAATCGCCCGCGGTTTCCACCTGCAAAAATCCCATATCGCATTTTATCTCCGCAGCCTGCGTGATGCTGACTGGTCGGACAAAGAGGCACAAAAGCGCCTGATCCAGACCTTCGTGAACGCGGTATTCGTTTACGACGACCACATAACGCTGACGTACAACTTCAGCGGAGATAAAAGCACCATCACACTGCGTGATATGCAGCGTTTTGAAGACGGGGAGGAGTTCGGATGCCGTGCGTCTCGCTCCACCAAACAAGGTTCGGACGAACACCTATTTCTTCAGTGGCGGCTTCGCCGTGAAGTGTTCGCTCTGATCCACAACAGAAAAGCGCCGTCTTGGGAGTGATCCCGAGACGGCGCTTTTTCTATATTTCTGAAGCGTTCTAAAACTTTACATTTGTATACCTTCAATGCTAAGGAGGGGTGTGCTGTGATGACTTTCCTGTATATGAATCTCAAAAAGGTGTACTGCGGTATTCCCTCATTTTCAAACTCATTTTAACCAAGAAATAAAAAAGAAGATATGAAGTAATCAAACTAAAGAATCTGAATTCTAAGATACGTTTTTTACTTCTGCAA